AACTTGTACCATCATTAGCACCATCCATGTGAAGGAGTAGCCCCATCTCCGAAGAATAAGCGGAGGGTGATGCTATACTTGAATCCGTAAAACTATTCGCTAGTTCCGTTGAAGAGTATTTCTGGTAGAAACCGTTAGTACCGAATGTCAGACCAGATGCATCTATAGGCTTCCACTGGTTAGTGGTGGAATCGGTTTCTCCGAAATCATCTGCATCGTAAGCGGTTCCATCTATAAAATAAAATTCCGCTAAATAGCCAGCATAAGAACCTCTGGATGTTCCATCGTATCTCCTACCAACTTGTAAGTTAGCCTCTCCATTGAATCGTATAATGGCATCTTGGGCTGGATACGTTTCTGTATCGAAGTCAGTTACTTGATCGCCATTGATATAAAATTTTATCCTATTTGCATCTACTGCTTGAGTGGTGTCATACGCTACAACCACTTGGTACCATGCCGATGGGTCTCTTAGCTTCATTGAGGTTATAAGGTTCAAATTTGCGGAACCAGATAACTTTCCATAAAGCCTTAATTGTGTCTCAGTTGCCATATCACCAGCTTGGATTGTTAAGTAAATTCTGTTACTGCTATCTGAGTAATTACTTATTATTCCAGCCCATCCATCAACAACCTTTACATCGAACTTTGTCCAAAAAGAAATCGTACCAATCTGTGTACTTGTTGGTGTTCCCGGACTCCTAGTTAATTCTGGATCATCTCCAGTATTAAACCGCAGAGATTGATCAATGGTGTAGTCTTCTGCTGCAGCCCCACCCGCCCCTAAGACTAAATCAGCCATCTATGAAGATGTCTTGAGGTCAAGCTGTCTACCGACTTCCAGCATGTTTGTGCCATTGCTTCTGAATACCATAATATCTACTGCGCTTGCAGTGGTTGTCAGGGTAGGTGCGGAGCCACCTGCAAAATGAAACACTGAGTTCCATGATGCAGTTCTTGATCCAGTTCCATCCTGTATTAAAGTAATGGAATAGAAGCCACCATCCACCTGATTAGATGGAGCATCAAAGATAGTATTGGCTGTCAGCGTAACGAAGCATACTTGGTTCGCTGATAAATCCCAATCCTGGGTTGCATCAAAGGTTAGTTCTGTGGAATTGAAGTTCTGTGTTTTTGTCCACTCTGCTGCTGTAGCGAGTTTTCCTACTCCGCTTCCGATATAACCAGCAGCAACCGCTGTACCGTTCCAGGTTCCTGATGCTATTGTTCCAGTTGTTACTAGGCTAGAGTCTCCTGTGTATGCTGTGGCATCTGATAAGTCAAATGCTGGCGTTGCATCTGAAGCACCCAGAGCTACTGATATACCACCGTAACTTACAGCAGTATTTGTCAGTGCCACATCACTCGTGTTTACGGTGATTCCTGTACCAGCCCCTACGGTTAGTGTTGCAGTACCAGATGTAGCACCACCCGTTAAACCGCTTCCCGCAACAACAGATGTAATGTCACCTGTGGTTGGGGTAGCCCATGCTGGGTTAGCTCCTGTGCCAGCGGTTGTAAGAACATCACCAGAGGTTCCGAAACCCAATCTTGTAGGTGCTCCAGAGGCACCATAGTAAAGAATATCTCCCTGGGTGCCATGTTCTAATTTATCTAGCGTTATTGCATTATCAGCAACACCTGCAGTTGCTAGTTGCTGCCAATCTAAACCATTTGTAGCGGATGAGTCAGCAGCTAAAACATAATCATTAGTTCCAACTGCCAGTCTAGTCTCAGAGTCTACCGTATTGTAAACAAGCAAGTCACCCTTGGTTGTGAGCTTGTCATCACCAACTACCGTAACAAACTGCCATTCCGAAGAATCACTGGAATACTTTAGATATTGGTCATTAGCAACAGTTCCAGTGCTTATAGTCTCACCGCGTATCTTCGCTACCGTAACAGCACCAGCATTAGTCATTGTCGCATCACCTGACAATGCTGCAGCGGTGAATCCAGTACCATCACCAATTAGAATTTCAGTTGTGGCTAATGCTTTATCTGAAGGAACACCGGAGGAATTGGCATCTCTTACCTTAACAGTGTTCGCTGCCATGTTGGCTAACTCTGCATTAGCGATACCAGCATCTTTAACTGTTACTGCACCAGAAGACACACTAAAGTTATCAGTGGAAAAGGATGCCATACCCTTCACGGATGAAGTGGAATCATCAAAGGTATTGCCAGAGCTAGTCATGGTCTTGTTAGTAAGGGTGTCTGTGGTAGCCTTACCAACTAAAGTATCAGTGGCGTTCGGTATTGTAACCGTTCTGTCAGCAGTAGGATCAGTTACTGTAACAGTAGTTTCATAACCATCAGCGGTTGCACCCTCGAAGATCATGTCTACCCCGGTATCCAGGGTAAGTGATGAAGTTGCCTTTACAGCAGTTCCTTCAAGTGCAACAAATGTTCCCGCTGCTGGTGTACCCGCACCTATAATGGAATCTTCAATAGTAACCCCATCTATCGTGCCACCATTGATGTCTACTGAATTGGATGTCTCTGGATCAAAAGGTAAAGTTATCCAAGCATCATTAGCTTGGTTTCGGATTTTGAGGAGATTATTACTTGTGTCTAGCCATAGCAAGCCCATAGCTCTCGCAGCATTGCCACTAGCAGATGTATCTATCGTTGGTCCTGGAGAAGCCTCTGCAATAAGAACTTGGACTGCCTGATCTGGACCCACACCACTGTCGAGTGAAGTATCCGTTCCCATAGGGAAGGTTCTCTGCAGAACTTTCTTTATAAGTTGAAGATGATCATCCCCCTCTGAGATATTGTCTGAAGAAAGTGGATTTGTCTTTACAAGACTGCTTATATAATTGCCTGTTTCTAGTGCCATTAGAAGTACCCGCCTGTATTCATTACTCTCATTTCTGAGCCAGAATGTCTATCCTTGTTATCTTGTTCCTGTATATCGGAAATGCTCTGACGCACTGCCTTCTCCCATAGAGGAACTCTCGCATCGTTCATTAGGAATGGCTCTGCCTGTAAGAGCGATCCATAGAGGTATAGATGTGGTGCATTTGTAATAACCCAGTTGGTTGTCGCGGAATCTGACAACGCATCAAACTGCTTATAGTAGAGCATACTTGTGGTCATAACTGAAGCTGGGGCTGGACCCAGATAGAACTGATCTTGGATAATCGTATATGCGTTAGGTGTACCAGATGTGCTGCCAGCCCAGACTCTGAACATCATCTCTGGAGTTAAGTAAGCTAAAGATCTTATTGGACTTGTGGTTAAGTGAAACTCCTTCATCTGTAAGTAACCAGAAGGAAGATCATAGTTCCTCTGACCACCAACCGTACTGATGGAGGTATCCAAAGTTTCCATACCTCTCACCCTCAATGGTCTGATAACCATTGCTTCGCATAGAGCAATAAACTCCGGTATCCTCTCGGTCAGATCATCCCTGTCAAGCCAGTTTGCAACACTGGTCTGAAGCTCACCATAAGTCGAAATTGCCATCTATCTTGTCAGTTCAGTAATATAAACTGATGATGTACTTGACCCAGTAATCGCTGCACACATAGCTTCCGGTTCTACACGAAAAAAGTAAGGTGTTCCAGCTGCTATATAAGTGGAGGATGTCGTGGCAGGGCGATCTGGATTAAAGGCAACGAAACAACCAGCAGTTGCAGTTACCATAACTATATTTGTATCCGAATTAAATGCAGATGTTGCAGTTGCACCACTGGATGTCGTTGCGGATAATGTATGGGTCGTTACTGGTCTAATAACGTTTGTGGTTCCTGCTAGATTTATCATATCTTGTTCCTCTATAAATTGGTTGGTGAGGTTTTGAAAAACCTGTTGTCTGGGTCATTCAGGTACTTGTTAAGAAGTTTCTTATCCTTCTCTATTGCATAGTCTGTTTCAATCAGCCATTGTTCCCATATATTATTGGGAACAGAAGCTACCCTATGCCAAGTACCCCTTTTGCCCGGAGTCAACTTATCACCGTACTGGTTCATCTTCATCTTGTTGTGCTCTATTATAGGCTCCACATCTTGGAATGTATTGAACGTAACACTCCCATCGTTATGCTCGTGCATATCCGTTCGCCTTCCAGGCATGTATTCCAAAACTGTTTTCCTAGACATAGCCTATACCCCCAACCTTTACCGCCCTGATGCGTTCGGGTGGATAAGCCTTCTCCAACCATTCATGGGTAGTCGCTGGAACAGGCTCTCTCTTTTCCCGTTTAGTTTTTTTCATCTTCGATACCTTCTTTACAACATCTTCTAAGTCTTTCATGTTTTAGCTTCCTGGTAAGAAAACCCATCGCTTAGAAAACCGTAACGAACCCCATAGTGAGGGATCACAGTTCCTAGTGGGAATTCTCCGTTGAATTTAAGAAGTGGGCAATCAGGGGGTAAGTAGATCTCTATACCCCTTCCCTTGGCAAAGCCAAGCAAATACTCACAGTTAGGTCTTTCATCCCTGTATTCATTTGCATGACCCCACTCTCCCTGTTCCTTCATGTCTACACCCCACAAACCAATCCTGTCATACTTCTCATGTATTGCCAGTCCTAACATATAGGCAATAGATGAATTGAAATAATCACCTATAAGCAGGGATACTTTCTCTAATGGATACTCAATCGCATTAGGGATGTCTTCGTAGGCTTGCTGCATATACAGCGTACCCTCAAGCTCTCTTAATCTGTCTTCATAATCCTTCCGATAGAACGATGGGATTGCAGCCCTGATACACTCCAATGGGTGTATATCAAATAATCTATCGTAGTATGGGTACTTCCCTTCATCCCACGGTAATCCCCACTTCTCCCAGAATGGGCTGTTGTAAGGTGCATCATCGTGGGTGGATGGTGCAAGTCCAACAATCGCTACTTGCTTAAATGCCATTTTGACTCAGCACTGTCTGATCTGGTATTGTGAAATTCCCTGATACGCTTACCCTTTCCCCCTCAACCCAGAATGGGTGAACACAATGATCAAGAGTAGCGGGAAACAGGAGTATCAGATTTTCTTCTGGAGTTACATCCCACTCCCTGACACATAAGGGGCTTATTGATTCCCCGTATCTAAATAGAATGTGTCCAGCGGATTTTACATTTGATTCAGCTTGCTCCTGAAATATTACTTCAGGAACCTTTAGGTATATTACAAAAGAAACAATACCGTGATGCTGATGATTGGGATTATGATCGTATCTTTTCTGATAGTTGACCCATAGATTATCCAATCCTATCGAAAACTTTTCTTGTCCAGATACAAAGTTCAGCCTTTGAGGACCATAGTGTGCATTCATAAAATCAAACCACTGGAATAAAATACCAGTCAGTTCTTCCTGAATTTCATTGACATACTGATCACTGTAATTATAGGAGCCACCGAAGTATAGATTTCCAGCAAGTTGTTTGTTAAATTTGTGCTTTTCCTTGCTCCTTATTTTATTCCCTTCTTTTAGAAGTGACTTCTTTAGTTTGTCGCTGATGAAGTTCGCATATACACACGGACCAAAAGGAAATATTACTGTACCACCTTTTCCATCTACCGCACTCGGACAACCAGTTTCTATTTGTTTCATAAGATCGGGGGTGGTTTTACCCACCCCCTATATACCTCTTACGCTTTACAGTCAGCTAGAAAACCGCTAGAAGCTTGGTTCTTAGATTCAAGACCGTACTCCACGACTAACATCTGTCGCACAGAGTCGCCTGACTTAGCCAGTGCCTCTGTCTTAAAAGGTCGGAGGTAAGCCACAGACCAGTAGTCAAAATCAATAAAGAACACATCCCTATCACGGAATTGGTTTCGGTCACTCACAATTTTGAACGTACCAAAATCGCTGACATATACGTCAACCGCTGAAATAACGTGAGCAGGTTTAGGACCATTCGCTGCAGTACGCATAGGAACACTAACATTCGCTGTTGCGGGTTGTGTTGCTAAAGCTGAAATAGCTTGCTTAATGGTCGGTTTGCATAAAATAACATCGGGATCACCACCAGCCTCGTACACCTGCTTTATGACGGTTCTGATATTAGCTTCCGTAATGGAAGCAGTAGCAGTTGCGTCAACAGGTGCAGTCGTGCCCAAAGAACCGGCAGTCGGTGAGCCACTGGTTGAGTTATTGGAAAGGTATCCAGTAGCCAACCAAGTGCTGATACCAGCACTCTTTCTTGCTTCAGTGGAGTCACCAACAGCTTTAACGACATTGTTCGTCAACATATATTCTATGTCACGTTTCATCTGCTTGGCTTTCTTCGCTAACTGGTAAGCTTGCGAATTTTTTCTGCCAGCATAATCGACTGCTTCGTTGGTTCCTGATGTTTGAATTGTATAAACACTTATCTGCGTGTAATTATCTAACAACACTGGATTGGCCCGAGCATCATTGGTCGGGTCATTTCCTTCTACAGCTTGGTTCGTAGAACCTGCAGCGATAGTATCGGTCTGCCACTGAAACTTAGTGCTATCAGCAGTACTTCTGCCACAACCACTAAAAAAGGGAGTATCCAATGGAGCTATATTATAAATCACGTTCGACAAGTCTTCCCTAATACCTACAGCACTGTAAGTAAGAGAAGTATTTGATGGAACTGCCATAATTTTTCTCCTATTATAATTCTATAAAATCCTCCAAAAGACTCACCGCATCTCTGTGGTGTCCAGTCTCTCGGAGCCTTTTCATATTCGCAGCTCTCTTTGATTTGTCGCTGTCAGACTTTTGCACACCTTTGCCACTCCTGATGACTTTGGGTTTGTTCTTTATCTTTTTAGACTTAACTGTTTTGACCTTCTTCTGGTCATCTTCCCAAGCTTTAGCTTGCATTAAGATTAGAATAGAACGGTGATCAAAAAGCTGTGCTAACTCTTCCTCGGCAAAGCCCTTGGTAAAAGCGAACTGTCTCAGTTCACCAGCAATCGCCTTCTGTTTCACTGGATCTCCCCAATCGGGAAGGATACTGACTAACTTTTGATGTTCAGTCTGTGCCCAGTTTTGAAACTGATGTTGCTGTTCAGCATTTTGCTTTTCTGCTTCTTGTGCGTGTGTCTGTTTTAGCTTCTGAACACTGCTCTGGGCTTCTCGGAAGTCATCCCTCTTTGTGAGATATTCTTCCTTGTCTTCGGTTTTTAATCGTTCCCAGTCAATGTTCTCAAATTCCTGTAGCGAGGAGAGACTAAGCTGTACTCCTTGTGCTAAAGAATTGATATACTGCTGTCGAGCTTCCTGAGTCGCTGCAACTTCGGTCTGGTAGAACTGTGCTGCCTGATCTAGTTGTGAGCGGTACTGACTTAGCTCTTGTGTCTTTTTTGTGTAGTCTGCCTGTCGAGAGTATCCCTTAATGAGTTCATCTTCAGTAACCTCATGGTCTTCACCATTTATCTTAACGGTGTAGACATCAGGTGTGTCAACTTCCTCTTCAGTTTCTTCTTCTTCAGGTGACTCCGCCTCTTCATCCTCTGTTTCCTCTTCCACCTCTTCAGCTTCAGGTTCCTCTTCGGATGCTTCGGGTTCGCCTTCAGATACTTCCTCTGATGGTTGTGCTTCCTCGGTTTCTGGTTTCTCCTTTTCAGGGTCCATCAAACCAAGAATAGCTGTCTCTGCTTCTATAATGCTACCCTCACCTGGGGGTAGTGCTATATCGTGCGGGGCGACCTGCTTGTCCGCTGCCATTTTTTATTCTCCTATAGTTGGTATTGCTGCATTTTCTCAGCCATCTGTCCAGTTTCCAAAATGGATTGAAGATGGATGCGAAGTCTATCCAGCAGTCTCATAGCTAACCAAAGTGATTCTCTGGTTTCCTTATCACCGGTACCTGACTGTTTCCAGGTATCCAGTAAATCTTTTTCAAGTGTTTCAAATGCCTCTACAATGAGAGGATCGTTTAGTAGAGATTGCGCTCTACGCGCTCTGTCATCCAATGGCTACCGGTCTTCCTTGCTCTGCTTCAAGCTGGATCTCTGCCATCTTCAGGTTAGCGTCAACCTGTGTCTTCATGGTTTCCAGTTCTATCCTCTGCTGTTTTATGTTAATGTCGGCAGCTTTGATTTCAATCTCTTTCTGTTTTAGCTGCATCTCCATTTGCTCTATTGATTCCTTGGGATCAGGTTGGTCAGGTATCTGATCGGGATCAGTCAAGAAGTCTTCAACGTTCTGGAAGCCCATATTCTTTATGAGTGCTGCTCCCATGTTATAAAGATTCTTCTGATTCACAATCTTCAGACCACCCTTCATTGCATCCCCTGCAAATGAAAGCATAGTGGAAAGGTGCATCATCTGTTGATCACGATTACCGCTTCCTATTCCTACGGAAACAGTACAATCGTATTTATCTAGCCACATGTCTGGTCTGACTGTAACGAAATTATTTCTCAGCCTGATGACCCTTTCATGGTCCTGGTTCTTTTGGATTAACTCAAATATATTGAGCATCAAATCCTTCACACCTGTTTCTGCGAAGCTTCTCGCAATAAGTTCTACACGAGACTGTGCTGCCGTCATTGTGGCAGACACAGCCTGTGCAGTGGTGTGGGAGGTTAGTGCATTTTCATTTAGACCCTGGCTGTACTTGCTTACACCGGATCTTGATTCTCTCAGTTTGTCAAGGTAGTCAAGCATCTGGAACGAGCTTTGCTCAAGCTGTGGCGTGGCTAACGGCATGATAGCGTTTGGTGACTTGACTCTCACTATACCGCCCGGTCTTTGCGTGAGCAAATCATCCAAGTTAGCCTGACCCTCTAGTATAGCATATCTACCAAAGTTCTGGTTATACATGTTATCCATGAGGTTTCGTGTCAATACAGATTTTATCAACTGAATTGACATTACAAGATCCGCAATAGATAACCCAAAGAACTTATGCGGGATCTTAATCGGTGTGATGCTTACGAAGGGAATCCTATCAATAGGATCATTCTGGAGGATCTCGCTCCCTACCGTTGTGATCTTTCTCAGTTCCGCAATCCCGTCATCATCTTCATCTATGCGGATGTAACTCTCATGCAGCCAATACGTTCTTAGTTCTTCACTGTTTCCCGCTCCCTCATCGCCCCAGCCTGACCAGAACTTAGCGGAGTTATCGAACTCATATCTTGCCAATCTTTCTGCGGAGAACGCATCTATATCCGTATCACCACCACCCATCGCCTCTACATCATCTATCTCAAATCCCATCTCCCTTAACTGGGAAACGGTCTTGAGTACACGATGACAGACAAACCTTGCATCCTGTATTGTCTTAGACTCTCTGGAAATAAGGAACTCATCAGGTGGAACATTCTCTACCTTTACTCTTCCTGACTGTCTCCTTCGTTTAATGGTGACATCATGGAACTCACCATCTTCTTCCGTTCGCGGAGTGTGCTCGATTATCTCAACATCATCATTCATAATGAGCATGTTGAATTCTACTTCATCGAGATTGTTGTACTCCTCCCTATTCCAATCCTCTGTCTCATCCCACCAACACTTAACGATGCCATTCTTTTGTAGAAGTGCATCAGTGAACCAGGAGTAAAGGATTTCCCAACCAGGATTGTCACGCATGAAAACATAATTAACGTAATCCGTGGCTTGCTTGGCTGACTCTACATCCTCTGGACCCTGCGGATTGAAAACAACCACCTCATCACCTGATGCAAAGATCTTCATCAGTGAAGGTTTGATCCATTCAATCGTATCCATGACACTGGAGTCTACATACTGGCTTCTTCCTTCCACCTCATTCCCGAAGGGAAGACCATAGTAGTAAAGCATAGCATCTTCACGCTGCTTGGAGATCTCG